TGGAACACACAGAACAAGACATACACGTACACTCAATACACATAGACAACTCTGAAGGCCGTGTTAAAGCAGAAGCAAAAGCTATAGAAAACACGATCAACTACATGAGAAAGAACCAAAGACCCTTTGAGTTCTCTTCTTCGGTGTACTCTTGGAAAGCTAAGTATCCAGGTGGTAAGGACATGGTGCTTGCACTATTCCAAGCTATGAGGACTGCTTCTGGTTTAGGCAAAGCTTTTAACATTGTTTATACAGGCGACTACAACATAGGCAGAGACGAAGGTGCTGAAGCACAAGGTGTGTTAAATGCACTATGCACTACACGTCGTGTTAAGCCTATTTGGTTAGCACCTTTTGAACACATGACGTATAACTCTGTAGAACGTAGCAAAGGTATTTACTTAAGTATGCCTGAAGAGTTACGTGAGACGTACTGGTCCTGTAGACATCCTACTGATGCTTTAGGTAATTTTATTGTGTGTGGTGACTGCCATGCTTGTGAACGACAAAAAGCAATGCAAGAAAGTATAAAAAAAGACTTGACAAACGACTAAAAATATGCTATACTATAACTATAGTTAAACATTAGAGGAAACTATGACTCCCGAGCTTGAAACTTATTTTAATAATTATAACGAACTCTTCAACCACGAAGGTTTCAAACAACTCGTACAAGATGATATTCAAACAGTAAAAGATATAGAAGATCTACATTATCGTAAAGGACAAGTAGCTGCCTTCGCAACTATTATTAATTTACAAAACACTATTACTGCTGCTAGAGAACAAGCTGAAGCAGAAGAAGAAGAACCTTTAGATGTTTAAGGTTTATGACTTCCGTTGCACTAACGGACATGTCTTTGAAGAATTCGTAGAGCCTAACGTCACAACTAGTAGGTGTGGTTGCGGCGCTAACGCTAAACGATTGGTTTCTGCCCCATCTTTCCACCTTGACGGTGCTTCTGGAGACTTTCCAGGTCAGCACATGAAATGGGTTAGGGAACATGAAAAAGCAGGCCGTAATAAAAAGAAGGACGCCTAAAGGCTAATCCTTTCTACATTAATCTCCATAACCATAATAAAAGGCGGAGCAGTTTAATATGTCAAGAGCGACACTAATTGACGAGCGTATTGAAGACGACTCAACAACTACTGATCTTGAAACTCAATCATTTGACGAGCCAACTCAAGAAAACCCTATACCGAAAGCTAAACCTAAAGAAGAAGACTTGCCTGATAAGTACCAAGGAAAGTCAGTACAAGAAATTGTACAGATGCACCAAGAAGCTGAAAAGATGCTTGGTCGTCAGTCTTCCGAAGTTGGCGAGTTACGTAAGGTAGTAGACGACTTCATACATACACAACTCGAACAAAAAAACACACCTGTTCAACAGCCCGTTGAAGAAGATGACGACATTGATTTCTTTACTGATCCAAAATCAGCCGTTAGTAAAGCTATTGAGAATCATCCTAAGATTAAAGAAGCGCAGGAATACACTACTCAGTACAAGAAGCAAACCGCACTTGCACAACTACAGTCAGAACATCCTGACATGCAAGACATACTAGGTGACGCTAAATTTGCTGAGTGGATTAAGGCTTCTAAATATAGGACTCAGATGTTTGTAGCAGCAGACCAGGAATATGACTATGACGCTGCTAACGAGTTGTTTAGTCTTTGGAAAGAGCGTAACCAAATGGTTAAGCAGACAGCCAAAGTAGAACGAACAGCACGTAAACAATCTCTCAAAGCTGCAACTACCGGAACTGCCAGAGGAACAGCAGAGCGATCTCGTAAGAAGACTTATCGTCGGGCTGACATAATTAAACTTATGCGAACCGACCCTGAACGCTATCAGTCTATGTCAGACGAAATATTTAAGGCGTACCAAGAGGGTCGAGTTAAGTAGCCTAATTATCAAGGAGATTTATCATGGCTGGCGAAACCTCTGGAACTTATTTTACAGCGAATGCTGTAGTTGACAAAACTGCTGCTGGTACTTTCATCCCAGAAATCTGGAGTGATGAAGTAATTGCAGCTTACCAAAAGAACCTCAAGCTTGCACCTCTTGTAAAGCGTATCCAAATGTCTGGTAAGAAAGGTGATGTAATTCACATTCCTAAGCCAACACGTGGGTCTGCTTCTGCAAAAGCTGAAGCTACTGCGGTAACAATCCAAGCAAACCTAGAGTCAGAACTGCAGATTGCTGTTGACCGTCACTTCGAGTACTCACGTCTTATCGAAGACATCGTCGAAGTACAGGCGCTTAACAGCCTCCGTCAGTTCTACACTGAAGACTGACTTGCACTCAGCAGGTACTGGCTTTGGTAACGGTGGTTCAATCGTGTACTCTGGTTCAGTAGCTCCTACTGACTACCAGCACACTGGTTGTTTCTTCAATGACAACGGCACAACTACTCAGTACACTGACGACACGCTTGTTTCTGGTGACGACTTTACTGATGCGTTCTTCCGTGACATGATTCAGAAGATGGACGACAACGACGTTCCTATGGAAAACCGTTGCCTCATCATCCCACCAGCGACTCGTAATGCTATCATGGGCATTGATCGCTATGTGTCTTCTGACTTCGTAAGCGGTCAGTCAGTTAACAGCGGCCTCATCGGTAACCTGTACGGTGTAGACATCTACGTGTCTTCTAACTGTGCAACTATCGAAGCTGCAGCTGACAACACTGCAGGAACCGTTGATACACGTGCTGCGCTTCTCTTCCACAAAGACGCAATTGTCATGGCAGAGCAGATGGCTGTACGTTCACAAACCCAGTACAAGCAGGAGTACCTCTCAACTCTGTACACTGCTGACACTTTGTACGGTGTTCAGGTATATCGTCCTGAAGCTGGTTTCGTTCTCGCAGTACCTTCTGCATAAGAACGACAAGAGGGGTCAGCAATGGCCCCTTTTTCCTTTCTCCTCCTTCTTATCTGCAATAGGACTTTCCGATGTCGAATTACACTAAGACTACAGACTTTGAAGCGAAGGACTCGTTACCTACAGGCGACTCAGGAAAGATTATCCGTGGCGCTGAATTTGAAACTGAGTTCGATGCAATTTCTACTGCTATTGCAACCAAAGCTGACACAGCAGGTCCGACCTTTACAGGTACGTTGACCTTTGACACTATTTCTGACGGAACCATTGGTGTCACTGCATTTGTTGACGAAGACAACATGGCATCTAACAGTGCAACTCTGGTTCCTACACAGCAGTCCGTAAAAGCTTATGTTGACTCCGTAACTACAGAACTTGAAGCGCAAGACCTTGACTTCCAGGCTGACACAGGCGGTGCGCTTAGTATCGACCTAGACACTGAAACCATGACCTTCACAGGCGGCACTGGTATTGATACGTCTGGTTTAGGTAATGCTGTTACCTTTGCTATTGACTCTACTGTTGCTACACTAACTGGCACACAAACACTTACCAATAAGACTCTTACGTCTCCTGACGTAGACACTCCTGACATCGACGGCGGTACTATTGACAATACTGTTATTGGTGGTACTACTGCAGCAGCAGGATCATTTACCACTGTTTCTGCTACAGGCAACATTACTGTAGACGGTACTGTAGATGGACGTGACGTAGCTACTGACGGTACTAAGTTAGACGGCATTGAGTCTGGTGCTACTGCTGACCAAACAGCGGCAGAGATCCGTACACTGGTTGACTCTGCTACCGACTCTAACGTCTTTACTGATGCCGACCATACAAAGCTTGATGGCATTGAGGCTAACGCTACAGCAGATCAAACAGACGCTGAGATTAGAGCCGCAGTAGAAGCCGCTACGGACTCCAATGTATTTACCGATGCTGACCACACTAAGCTGGACGATATTGAAGCCTTAGCAGACGTAACGGACACAACTAACGTCACAGCCGCTGGTGCCTTAATGGACTCAGAGCTAACTGACATTACTGCTGTTAAGTCTTTAGATCAGGGCGTAGCTACTACTGACAGTCCAACCTTTGCAGGTCTAACGACTACGGCAAACGTGTCCTTTGGTGACAACGACAAGGCCATCTTCGGTACTGGCTCTGACCTACAGATTTATCATGATGGGTCTAATAGTTTTATTGCAGAAAGCGGTACTGGTAATTTACAAATACAGGCTCAAAATCTTTCTCTAGAAGACTCCGCAGGTACTAGGTTTTTCCTAGGTATTCAAGGCGGAGAAACACGTC